CTTTGGTGTTGCGTTAGCAGGAATTACTTGCTTGCAGTCAATGTAGACCGTTGTATTTGCGGCGATTGCTGTAGTGGTGTGTAGAGCGACACCATCAATAGCCAAAGTAAAGGTACCAGCAGATGCTGCTGTATTAGTAACAGCAATGTTAGTTACTACTGTCGTGGTTGAGGTAGTAGGCACTGTATAAAGAACAGTGGTAGTGGTTAAAGACGCCGCTGTACGTGCCAGTGTTTTTGCTGTAACTGCCATTAGATTGATGCTCCCATCAGGGTTAGGATTTGATTGTCATCGCCCCAACGGACACCGCTGGCTTGAGTTGAGTCTGGAACAAGAAGTTGAAGGGCGCCACCTACTGCTACACGAGTGATTGTGTTATCTGCAGTACCTACTAATAAATCGCCCTTAACATCTATTAGTGTTTGATCTACAGCATTAGTAATTACAAAGGGCGAAAAAGTTAGTATCTCTACAACATCGGATGCAACAAGAGCGGCAAGAGATGTGATAGAAGAGCCTGTTGTTGCAACGTAGTCTTGACCACGTACGAGCATGGTTCCATTTAGATAGACTTGTTCTGCGCCCAAAGTATAGGCAAGAACGTTACCGTTGGCATCAATACCAGTAAGTGACGTTTCACCGCCAGCAGCAACGTAGCGATAGCGGCTAAGTGTTGCTACTTGGGCAGATGCTGTTGAGATTGACATTAAGCGATTTCACTTCCAAATGCGGAGAATGAGAGAGTTGTTGTTGATGCGTAGACACGAATCTGATCACCAGTTGCAAGAGTTAATCCAAGAGTAAGAGCAGTAGAGTCTGAGGCTGCGACTGTGGCGCCATAGACAATCCATGATAGGGCTGCTGCTGGAGATGTAGAACCACCAGACTTAACGACAGCGATGCGGTATGTAGCAGCAGCAGATGCCTGGTTGCAGACAGTGATTGTAGAGACCACAGCAGATGTGGCCGCTGGTACTAGATAGAGTTGTGTCTCAGTTGTAGCGGCTGGGTTTACTTGACCCAAGACTTTATAAGTGGTTGCCATGGAACTCCTTAAAGGTGGTACTGAAATTATGCCCTATAACTAGGTCGTTGTAGGGTTAAAGCTTCTGCCCTTTAAACGCAAGCACCTGCTAAAGTATACCCATGAATTTGGTAAAAAAGGCTGTTTCTAGGGGCGGAAAATTAGCGCCCATAATTATCCCAAATACCTTGACCAATGGTCTGGGTCTAATGAATCCTTCTGTTTATATAGATAATGATGGGGATATTTTGGTTAACCTTCGCCAGGTTAATTATACACTTTATATTTCTGAAAATGAAAAGCGCTTTTTTTCACCTTGGGGTCCGCTTACATACTTGCATCCTGAAAAAGACCAACGCCTTGTTACAAACAATTTTCTTTGCCGCCTTGATAAAGATTACAATGTAATTAACTACACCAAGGTAGAGATGTTGGAGCTGCATACCCCTATCTGGGAGTTTGTAGGTTTAGAAGATGCCCGAGTTGTCCAGTGGGATGGCGATTACTACATGATTGGCGTTCGTCGTGATACTACGACCAATGGTCAGGGCCGTATGGAGTACAGCAAGATAGAGATTGATAAAGAGAATTGGACAGTCAAAGAGGTCCAACGAGTAAGAGTTCCTGCCCCAGTACACGAGGAAACTTCGTACTGTGAGAAGAATTGGATGCCCGTCCTTGATAATCCCTATCACTTTGTTAAATGGGCTATGCCTACTGAAGTTGTTTGGGCTAACCCTAATGAGCCTGAGTCTAAGCAAACGATTGTTAATGACAACGTTCCTACTCCTCCCATAGACCAACGGGGTGGCTCTCACGTTATTGCATGGGGCGAATATTATATGTGTGTTACCCATGAAGTTAAACTATGGAGAAACTACCTAAATCAAAAAGACTCAACCTATCGCCATCGTTTGATAGTTTGGGATAAAGAGTTTAACTTCGTAGGACTTAGTAAAGAATTTGCTTTTATGGATACTCCTATTGAGTTCTGTGTGGGAGCAGCTCTTATTAATGACAATCTCTTATTAAGTTTTGGCGTTCAAGATAACTCAGCATTTGTTCTTGAGGTTCCTAAATCTGTAGTTGACGAGATGATTGAAGAGGCAAAAACATATGGCAATTAAAGAACTTGCGGTAGATGTTGCATTTGACTCTTACAACCCAGAGAAAAACTTTGCCCTTGCTAACGCCTATTATGATTTAGGTCAATTTGCTTCTGCTGCTGGTTTCTACCTAAGAGCTGCGGACCGTGGTTATAAGACCCACCCCGTTATTGCCTACTCATCTCTAATACGGATGGCGCTCTGCTTTTCAAAACAAGGCGATAGAAGTGCAACTGTCTATCAAACGTTTCTTCATGCTATTACTTTGTTGCCTGGAAGACCAGAGGCTTACTTTCATTTAGCCCGTATCCACGAGCGAAATAAAGAGTGGCAGAAGTCCTACACCTTTGCAGAACTTGGACTTGTTTATACAGCGGCAACTTACAACCAACCTCTTCCTGTCTATGTGGAGTACAACGGTCCCTATGTCCTGATGTTTGAAAAGGCTGTTGCTGGATGGTGGCTAGGGCGTAAAGATGAGAGTAAAGAACTGTTCCACCATCTTCTAGATGATGTAGAGATGTCACAAGAATATGTGCAAGGCTGCATCAACAACTTAAAGTTGTTCTAATGTTTCCTAATTGGTTTCAAAATGTATCTCCGTACTTTGACCGCAAGTGTCCCAATGTTCCTCTGCGTGCCCTTCAGATAGGAACATATACGGGAGATGCTACTGAGTGGCTCCTTATCAATCGGGATATTGTAACTATTGATGATGTGGATACTTGGGCAGGCAGTGAAGAAGAACAGCACGAGCATTTAGACTTTAACTCAGTTGAGGGCTATTACGATTCTCGCTTTACAGGTAATCCTAAAGTTATTAAGCACAAGATGACTAGCGATGAGTTCTTCAACACAAACAAAAAGACCTTTAACTTTATCTACATTGATGGCAGCCACACTGCCCTTCAAACGGCTCTAGATGGCCTCAACGCCTTTAAAGTCCTTGAGCCTGGTGGAGTTGTTGCCTTTGATGATTACTTGTGGGCTGAAGGTGGCAAGCCCTTCTTAGAACCTATGCGTGGTGTCAATGCTTTTATGCAGGTCTGTGAAGGAGAGATGATGTGTCTTGAAGACGGCTATCAGATGTGGTTTGTTAAATGTTAGGCAATGCTTGTTATGAAGTCTTTCATACTGATACTGGAAATAAACTTCGTAATCAATCTTATGATGGAATTATAAAGGGCGCATCTTTTTTGCCTAGACTTGGTTCTCCAACTATGTATTTAAATACCCTTGATAAGGTAGAGAACTTTGTAAACCTCTATCCAGAGTTTAAAGTCAATACAGTTGAAGACTACTGTCAACCAGGTGAAACTTTTCCGCCAAGTGCTGGAGTGGTTGGAGTGTGGGCAAGCAATTACAAAGCCTACAAAAGATTCTTAGAGTCTGAATATGACACTCTTGTATTATTTGAGGATGACATTATTTTAAGCAAAAACTTTAAGACTGTACTTGAAATGTACGTAAAAGAATTGCCCCTTGAATGGGACTTCTTCTCTTTCTTTGTTCCTGATGATTCGCTATTTGCTTTTAATTCACAACACGAAATTGGCGCAGATAATGTGTGTATTTCTTATCAGCAATGGTCATGTGCTGGATATATGGTAAATAGAGAAGGCGCTAGAAAGGCAGTAGAAGATGTTGAATCAAGAGGAATTAACTGCCCTGTAGACTGGTACATATTTAACTTTAGAATGAAACAAGAAGAGAACCAACAGAGGTTCAATACCTACACGCTAAAGCCTGGAAAGTATCGCCCTATAGAATTCTTACAGGAAGCCGCACAGTACAGCCAGATTCATAGAGGCAGTACAGAACTACTACATACCGCCAAATAGTAAGACCGTAACTGTAGGGTCTGCTGCAGTTGTTCCAATAGTGCCTTGAGCACCAAGCGTTCCTTGTACTCCCTGAGTACCTTGTGTAGCAATACTCTGAACGCCCTGAGTACCCTGAACTCCTTGAGTTCCTTG